TGTTTGTTTGTGGTATGTCAATCTTTGTTGTGATGTGAGACCTAGTGCGCTAAGCCCCCCGTCGTCTGCCTTCACTCGACACCCTAACTCTTTAACGCATTTGCTTGACCACGTGTTACCACGCGCGTCACCGACCCACGCTCTCCGTGTGTTACCTCACACGATTGCACTCGTGCGGGTCATGCCCGTAATTAGTTTTCTACTTGTCTTTGTTGCTTTGCCTATAGATACGTTCGGCATAGTTTTTGGCTGCCCAACGCAAATGCTTTTCTACATCATCTTTGCCTAAGAAATCGGTCATTGCCTGCACGATCGTAAACGCCTGCATTATCTGCTTAAGTTGCTCAACGTCGCTCATTGTGGCTCACCTAGTTTTAACGCGTCAATCACTCGACTGACATCACGTTTAGTTAAATCGCCTGTTGTGTTTATCTGACGGCCAAGCACGTTGCTGCAATACTCTTTAAGTTTGTCTTGCGCAATGTTTTGCCCGTTTGCCAGCGCGCGCATCATGCCTAACTGTTTAGGCGTTGCATACTCTTGCACAGGTGCGTCGGGAAATGGCATCTCAACGTCGTGCATAGGTACAACTGGCGCTAGACGGCCTGTAGGTTGCCTGCTTTGCGCTGCCTGCACTTCGTCGCGCGATGCAATGCTTTTGTTTATGCCAAAGCCCATGTAGCCAAGCGCTCGACCCAACGCCGATGTAAACCCAACCTCGTTTTCGCTCATCTTTGTGTACGGCGTACGACCCGGATATATCTCGCACGCTGACGCAACTGCAGGTATCGGGTCAGCTTGGTCACGCCACACGGTCACGGTGCAACGTATAAAACATGACTTGTCAGGCATCTCTATAATCTCGCGGTGCGTTTCTTGTATGCGTAGATCAGGATATTTTTTTAGTGCCATGCCTAAACGTGTAGGTACGTCAACGTAGTTGTCAAGGTTAAATCCGCTCACCAATGCACCTGAGACTTTCGCAAATTTGGGCCATGATAACTAGTTACATCAACCCATTTATGTGAGCCAAATTGTGTAATTGGAAATACTTCTGTTGCACCAGTTTGAGTATTTGTTTTAAGCAACCATGCCACAATTTCTAACCAATCATTTTTAAATTCTTTTACTTGACAACGATGCGTACTGCGACTTGGAAAGACGCTAAATACAAAATTGTTTGTACGTTTTGCATACGGTTCAAAATCGTTTTGATCTGTAAAACCGTTTAAACCGTCAACTTGCTCATTTAGATATGTCATAACGATTGCCATATTGTTAGGCGTTGCGCGTGATCGTGTTCGCCGCCACGCTCAGCAAACGTAATCTCGCCCGTGTTTTTTATAACGCCATTACGTTGCGCTACCAGTAGTCGAGCGGTCATGCCTTTAGTGACCGGGAATGACGCGCCTAACTCGTACCAAACCTGATCGGCTGTAAAGCGTGGCAACATACGCGCCATTTTGCGTATCGCGTTATCTACCTGCATTTGTTGTTGCGGTGTCCATTTAGCGTTTGCGCTGGCTTGACTCTCAACCATTGCGACACGCATACGGTGTCGTTCGTGTTTAGTTAGCACGGTGCGCCCACCTCTCGAGTCGGCTTACCTCTGCGTCACGTTCTTTGACGCGCTCGTCAAGATCGGTAATGATGCTCAACAAATATTTAATCTCAATACGTGTTTGGTTTAGTACGTCAATCAGTTCAGCGTCGTCTAAAACGTTGCGGTCGTCAATCTCGTGCTGGATTGCTCGTAACGTGCTACGCGCTGCCAATTCCCAAGGCTGACGTATCGGCACTTTGTTTTGTGTGATCTGCTCCATGACGTGTTTAAGCGCCTGAAATTGTGGGTCAGTTCTCGGGTCGATGTTCTCGGTCATCTCTTGCCTTTCGTTTGTTGGTGACTGACATTATCAGGTAGGTGTACGCCGTCAAGACGGTTGCCAAAAACAGGTGTTTTAAAGTGACCATGCACGCCAGCCGTTTGAGTATCTAAAAATTGCTAACGCGCTACGCAAATTGTCCTCTAAGTCAAACAGGTCGTCGCAGGTGCGTAATAGGCCGTAAGCCTGCAAGTAGCCGTTTGCGTAGTACGACGACGGTTTGCACCAAAAGTAGTTAATTTGCATTACCCCGGCTGAGCCGCCGTTTGGGTCGGTTGGGTTAAACGCTGCAGGGTTGCATCGGCTCTCGCGATAAGCAATTGCGACCAGTTGCGTCAGGTCTTGTTCAGCCCAGCCGACGTGTCGAGCCATGTCAAACACGGTCTGACACGCGTCAGGTTGCGTTATAGGCGTAGTTACAGGCACGGTGCTAGTAGTGCTAGGTATGTCAACTGGTCGGCCGTAACCCTCAAATACCTCGGGTTGTCTGACTGCTAGATCGTCGGCTGTTGGGGCAGGCGGCGGTGTCAAAATAAATATTGACGTGACGCTAATAAATAGCGATATTGCAATTTTGCTGATGAGTGTCATAGTGACCTACTTTCTCGGTAGGTGACCAGCCTAAACAGGTTTTGTTGCCTCTGTCGGTGATACCCCGAAAACGGCTTGCCAGCGCTGTTTTGCGATGATCGGGTCATTGGCAACGTGCGGGTCAATCTCTATGTGATACCAGTCGCCTTGCTCGACACTTGGTAGCGGTTGCCATGTGCCCCGGTCGCATTTCCATGACCGTTGCATTGCGTAGTCAATCACAAGTTGTATGCCCAAGTGGTCTGCGTTCTCTAAACACTTGACAATAAACGCTAGTGACGCTTTGCGGCCGTCTGCTTTGCCAAGCTTCTTTTGGTTAAGCCAGCGGTACGACAAGTCCATTGCCAGCCCTCGAGCATGGTTGCTGATCGTGCCGGGTCTGTTGCGAATATCACGGTGCACGAATGTGCCGTTATTCCACAACGCGCCGTCGCTGTGTTTGCACGCGAGTCGCGCCCACTCCGCTGTGCCAGCCAACGCAGACTTTACGACTGGCTGTTGCGTAACTATGTAAGCGCGATTAGCCATTGTTATTTAGTAGGTTTTTTTATGCCGTTAGACGCAACAATGCCTGACAATGTGCCAGTTAAAAACACGACAATGGTTGACATTAGATCTATAAACGCTGCGTCGTTCGGTGCTTGTTTTTCAGGTTGCGACACAAACAACAGGCCGTACGTCATGCCTAAAACTATTGTGCTAAAAACTATGGCTAGCAATACGCCTACAGTAACGATCATGCGTGCGTGCAATTCGTCAGCGGTGTATCTGTGTCGAGTCACGGTGTTATGCCGCATCGGTCAGGCACGTTGCAGTTATCTAACGTCATGTTTTTGACCCGTGATTTAACGGTGATCGTGTTGTCGCGAGTACTTTCGCAAGCGCTAAGCATAAGTATTAGCGCAAACAATCCGTAACGCATCGCATTACTACGGGGCAGGCGGATATGGGTTTGCGTCTTTGACGGCTTGCACCGCTGCTTCCCACGCTTCTTTAGTGTTTGTGCCGCGTTGCCATTCAAAAAATATGCCGTCCGACTGTGCTTCGTATTGTGTGCGACGTGTTGACTCAACTTGCGCAACTTGCTGGTTGTATGCAACTTGTGGCCATTGTGCGTCTAGTTGTGCTTGTGTAGGTTTTGTGCCAGCGCTAAGCCAAACTAAACCTGAGTATTCGTCGCCGTTTAATGTCCACTCTTTGCCTGCATAATTGGCGTTTAAAACTGCTGCGTAATCGGTCATGGCAAAACCTCAATTGCTGTTATCTGAGAAGACACTCGTGCAAATCCTGCGTTATCTGTGTCCGTAGCACCTCTATTTATATTAAAAGTACCTACGCCTGTTTGTAATTTTGCCTGAATTTTATAAGTTGTTGCGCTTGTAGTTGCTGGGCTATCTAAAAATGTTATTGCACCCGGAAACATATTGGAGGAACTTGCACCTAATTGGCCAAAACCTACCGAACGACTACCAGCAGTCGCACCGTTGCCAATAGCGGTGCTATTTCGCAAAAGTTGAACCGTTGCGTCAGCTACTCCTGATACGCCAGCACCATTTACAACTGCAAAAATCAAAATTGTGCTTGAAGCCGAAGTAGGCGTAATACTTAAACTTAAACCTGTTATATCAACATAACTAGTTGAACTGCTAGAAAAAGTATCGGTTTTAACTGTGTTAACAACTTGACCTAATTTCGCGCCAGCAACCGCAAGCCACGACGCACCGTCATAATATTGCGTTGTATTAGTCGCCTCAATATAAGCAAACTGACCCTCAGCAAGCACCTTTTCACTTGCGCCACCAAACGCCGCATCACGCGTAACCGTTGTAGCAAATACTGGTATGCCCGTATTTATTTCGGTTTGTTGTTGAGCGGTCAAAACTTGGCCGGCTGTAAATGCTGGTACTGCTGTCTGCGCGTTTGCACCCATAATTGCCTACTTTACCCTAGAGCGTTGTCCGCGTTGATGATACCAAACGTTGGGTCGTCAAGTATCAGTTCATAAACGATCGTTGTTGGCGACGTGTAATAAGTGACGCTATGCCCGGTATTGACGCTAATCGTCATTTCAATGCCCTCGACTGCCAGTTCTTGTGCAAGTTCAGTTGTTGTTACTCCTGACACAAATGATTTTTCAATCGTGATCGTGTCGCCAATGTCAATTACAGCCACCGTGTCACGCTGCGCACTAGTCAACAAAGCAAACGACGTGGCTAGTGACGTGTATCGTGCCTCGGGTTCAGGGTCAAGCAAATAGACCGCCAAGTCAAGTGCGGCGCTGTCGTTATGTAAAAGGCTGTTAGTGATGCTGTAGGTCTGCACAAAATATTTTGTTTGACTGCCAGCGTCGTCAGCGACCTGCGGATTGTTACTGCCAAGTATTTGTACGACTGCACGGTTAGTTACCTGATCGGCTTCAAAAGTTATGCCTACGCCGTTATACGGTATTTCTGTACCGTCGTCATGAAAGTCTGCTACCGACGGTGTCAGCGTTGTGCCTAGTCGAGCGTCAAAAACTAGATCGCCGTCACGCGACATAAACAGGCGACCTTGTTCAGCCTCGTTTACGTCAGACAAATAGCCAAGCACGTTTGTGCCTTGCGGAATTGTAAACGCCGCTGCACCGCCAAGCGTCTGTGTGCCTGTAGCAATGTCACGCGTCAATGTTGGGAACGCAACCTCAGGCCGATCAAGTACCGCCGTGACTCGAGCGCTAGACAACTGCTCGCTGACGTTAAATTCGTCTAAATATGTTTGCGCTAAAAGATAGAAATCGTCTGCACAAAACACGGTCACGGTGTCAAGACCGCCTAACGCAAAGTTGTAGTCATAGTTAACGATCACGCCAACAAACAAATATTCTTTAACGTTCAGCGAACTGTAACGCGACAAACGCACTCGACGCATAGGTGCAAGACCCGGTTGCGCTTGCGGTGTGTCGTAGTACGGCGACTGCGTATCAAACGGGTTAAAAATACCTGCCGTGTCAAGCATCGTAAACGACATAGTGCCAGCGCTAAATTGGTCGCCCTGATCGCGTCGCCCACGCTTAACCGTGATGCTGTTAACGCCGTCAAGCACACTCGCAAAATCTGTCGTACCGTCAAGCACATACTCGGTGTTGTTAAGTACGCCAGCGGTTAAGTCATCAAGCAAAAATGCGTCTTGTATAAACCCTGTGTCAATCTCTAAGTCATAGTTGCCACTAGCAACAACGGCTGTACCTGCCATTACGACGCAATCTGTAAGTCGAGTGGCCCGTTAGTGCGCTGGTAGGCCAGCAAACTGTTTAATACGCTTTGCCCAATCTCGGCGCTAGTTGACATACCGCCAGTCACGTTTATTGTCACGCCACCGCTACCACGCGCTGCGATGCGCTCAGCGTTGCCTGACGTTGTTAAAGCGCCTTGTATGGTCACTAAATCGTTAGGGCTACCAATACCGCCACCGCCGCCGCCGCCGACTCGACTACCGCCACCACCTGAGCCACCGCCAATGATCGCTGGGGGCAAACTAGGCATAGTCGGCAAACTAGGTGTAATACTGCCGGTGCCACCCTCTCGAGCCTGCCCACCGCTAGTCGCACCGCCACCGCCACCAATACGACCCAAGTTGATTGTCGGCAACTTGCCAATATCAGTAAACGGGTTTATCAAATTCATGCCGTCAATAATTAAGTTAATTGCACCGATAAACGAATTAGCAAACAATTCAAAACCAGCAATCAAACTGTTCAAAACAAAATTGACAACGTTGCGAAATCCCTCAAATTTTGTGTACGCAACTGCAAGACCAGTAATAAGTGCAGCAATGCCGATCGCAATAAGCGTAAACGGATTGGCGGCCATAGCAAAATTAACTGCCAAGATTGCTGTCGCAATAGCGCTGATCGTGCCGGCAATAAACAAAAATGCTTTAGGGTTTTTTTGCGCCCAGTCAGCCATGCTTTGCAAATACGGCAACACTTTTTGCAACACGGGCAACAAACCTGCACCAATGCTTTCTTGTGTTTCAGCCAAACTATTTTTTAATATCTTAAATTGACCTGCAGCGGTGCTGGCAGACTTTGCGGCTGCGCCACCAAAGTTGTCGTTTAATGCCAGCATCACGGTGTCGAGTGATGCACCGTCTTTAATCATGCCCTTCATCTCAGGCGACAACGCTGCAAGACCTTTCATGTTGCCTGCATACGCTTTGGCAAGCGCGTCGCTTACCGTTGCAAGATTGTTGCCGGTTGCAGCTGAAATATCTTGTGCGAGCGATAGCGCGTCAGTAGCCTCGCCAACATTTTTTGTACCGACAAGCAATGCACTAAACGCTGGCCGTAATTCGCTGTCAGCCGTACCAGTCGCCCTCGACATAGCCGAAATCATGTCCTCAGTTGCTGCAACCGTTGCGTCAGTAGCGCCGACAACGTTTTGCATTGTGTTAGCCAAGATCGCTTGTTGCTGTTCGTCCTCGGCTGCCGCCTTTGCAGCCAAGCCAAGCGCACCCGCAACCGCCGTGATTGCAGCCGCTGCAGGTATCGCCGCTTTCTTGATTGCAAATTGTGCTTTCTCGCCAACAGTTTCTAACTGTTTAAATTCGCGAATTGCGCGGTCTATTCCTTTTCCGTCAAATTCTGAAACTATCGGTATAGATAATGCCATTACAAATCTGCCTGCACAACGCGCATAGTTTTAGCGATCATCTTTGTCATCTCGGCTTCAATACCGCGACGCGCTTTATATACAGCCGGGCCGATTAGTCGAGTGCGACCAGCGCTAACAAAACCAAGTGCGTTACCTAACCTGTTTGAGTTAGCGCGACCAGCCGTTTCAAAGATTGCTGCCGCTGGGTCTTTTTGCTCAATAAGGATTACGCCGACCGCGTTACGTCGAGTGTCAAAACGCATACGCACTCCGCTAATTGCTTTGGCCGTTGTAAACGGAAATAGTTTGCGATCACGTTGCACCCAGTTGTAGCGCATACCTGATAGCGGTAATTCTTTGTACACGGCTTTGCCTGCCTGTATTGCTGGCTGTGCGATTGCGGTTGCGTCTGCCTTAAAATCTTTTTGCAGTTGCGGGTCAATTTTACGCAAAGAGTTAATCGTCTGTTTGACCCCGACGATCTCAATAGTTGTTGATGCTGGCATTGCGCTACCTCTTTTGCTTATTCAATAGCGTAATCACCGTGATTAGGTCGCGCGTGTCAAACTCGATTGTCGTAGGCCAATACCCTGTTGCGACTAACAGTTCTGCTAGTTGCCGTCGGTAACTGCCTACGCCGTATGGTTTGGGTCTGTCTCGTCTATTGCCTCAATAGTCATGTTTGGGTTTTCTTTAACCCAGTCACGATATGTTGCAGGCATTTTTTGGCCGCTAAGTTTTAGCAAATTGTATGCCCAACAAACTAGATCGGTGTAGCCGATACCTTTGCCGTCGCTAATTTTGCGACCCTCGGTTTTTTCCCATTCGCAGATAACGAACATATTTGTTGTTAACTCGACTGGGGCTACGCCGTCTTGTAGATCTACTTTAAGTTTTAATCGCATTGCCTTGTCCTGTTCTCGGCCAGTTATGGCGCGTTAGATCACGTTACGTCAACTGTGTATGCGCCACCCATGAGTTCAATGTCGTAGGTAGCCAACTCGCCTAAGTTTGCGTTCATTACTGGCAACGCGCTTAGGTAAGTGTTTGTTAATTCAAAACCCGGATTGGTTGCGGTGTTTGAGCCTGATGCTGGGGTTACTTTGATGTAGCACTTTGTGCCGACAAGTGGCGCAAGAGTTGCGTAACTTTCCGACGATGCAAATGACGCATAAAGAGTTAATGTTGCGCTGTTTGATTGCAGGCCAGCGGTGTTAGTGCGTGCAGTCGAGCCGAACGCGGTGTCCTCAAGTGCCTCAACAACGTAGTTAACGGTAACTGCCGATACTTGGTCGGTGATGTCTGTTGTCGCTGCGCTTGACGCGCCTATGAGAACGACCGGATTACTGAGGTAGGTGGACGTAGGCATTGTGATTACTCCTTGATGTGTTAGTTATAGTTTTACCATACCGCAACGATATGCGTGTGTATGCTCACGACGACTGCGCTTGCAAGCCAACTGCCACGTCATAACACGGATACTCTTGCCCGCCTATGTCAAGCGTGCCGGGTCTGCCCGACATTGCAATAACGCTCGAGCCAAGCACTAGCGCGGTAATCTGCAAAATCTCGCGCAACACAGGTAGCCCAGCTGGGCCGCTGCCAACAATTTTTATTGGGAAGTCCATACGCACGATATTGCCGTTGCCAGCAATGGTCGTAAAACTTGGCGCTGTAATAAACACACAATTAGGCACAAGTTTTGTCGGGTCGTTTACCACCCGTAAGCCTGTAACGGCTGTCAGCGTGGCGCTCAGATCGTCTAGCGCCTCGTTAAATAGATCGTTATACGGTGCAGGCACTATGCCACCGCAGGTCGGTCAATACCTAACAACTGTTTAACGATCGGTGTCATTGACTGTTGCGGGGCTGTACCCATGTTGTCAAACGACGCAAACACGTTCTCTAGCGACCCTCGACTACGCCACAATGCCGCGCAATACATGATCGTGCCAAGCGTTACGTCACCGCTAGGCGACGTGCTAAGACTGTCGTTATAGCCTGCCTCGGCGCGACGGCGACTGCAAAACTGGTTGCCAGCGCTTACGGCCTGCGTTGCCAGCGTGTAATCGTCTGACGGGTTTGTGATTGACACGCCAAGATATGTGACAAGGTTTGCGACCGTGACCCAAGTGCAAGTAGGTGTGAACGCAACTGTGCCTGTATAGATCGCAACAAACTCAACGTCGTCACCTGTGCAGGCGTACAAAACTTGATTAGGTACTGCAACCGTCACGTCATAATTAAATTCGCCTGTCGTACCGTCAACGCCAACGTAACGATATTGCGGGCAAGCCAACACGGTAAACGTGCCGTTAAACGGTGCGCCTAACGCGCCTACAACTACGGTGTCACCAACCTGTATGTCGGTTGGCTCGAGCGTAGAT